TTCAACGTCATGTGGCAATATGTGTGTGGCCTTGTGCCAGTTGTTATCACGTAGCCAGTTTACATACCACTCTAGCGATTGACTGTGATTCTCTACATAGTCCACTAGCCTTACTTCTTTACCTACTACTTGTGCCACCCAAATGCTGGTGGAGTCTGACATACCCAAGTCCCAGGCTGTATATGTATTGCTTAAGTCATCTCTAGGCACTACACCAATGCGATTAGCTTCTTCAGCCTCATTCATTAGCTTGCCGTAGTAACTGCCTTCTACCGGTGAATCAAAGCTACACTCAAACTCTTGTATGTATTTGTCTTCGCCCATCTCGTTCTTGGCTGATGCTAACTCTTGTGCATCTAATAAACCTGTTTGGCTTGCCTTGAACTCTAGCAGCTTCCAACCTTCTGCTATTTCTGCTCTATCACGTAAATCTTTGAAATGGTTTTTACCCTTCGGAGTGCCAATCATGAGGCAAAACCCCTTGCGGTCGGCAAGAGCAGGCCTCAAAATCTCATTCCATATCTTTGGATTTTGGTCACCAATCTCATCTAGCACTACGCCATCAAAATACTGGCCTCGTAAGCTGTCACCATTCTCACTACCATACAGGCTGATACGCTTGCCCATAAAGTCTACTCGTAACTCTGCGATGTTTACTGTTGCACCTAATGGTCTTGTGAACTCTATTAGGTAATCAAACGCTACTCGCTTTGCCTGGCTATAAGTTGGCGCAATATAAGCATAACGTGGATTCGCTTGCTTGTTCTTTAATGCGCTATGGATTAATTGGTTTATAGCTGCTACCGTCTTACCCATCCTCCGGTGCGCTACACATACTACAAACCGATTATCTCTTACTGCCCTGTGTATTTCATTCTGCGGGTCACGTGGCTCGTACCCTGTGCTAACTGTTGTCATCTATGCCTGTTATTACATTAATGACTAAATCTTTACCATCAGCACCGCTTAATTCTGTTGTTGCTACTGACTTGCCATCAAGTCTATCGCCTAATTCTCTTATAGCAGCTATATCACCCTCTTGTGCTTTTAGTATTAAAGCCTCTGCTACTCTGCGTAATGTTTCACCATCGCCTTGTACTACAACTCGCTTAATTGTTTCAGCCCACAAACGATTGTTTTTACTAGAGTTTTGGTTGCCTAATGGCGCACCTGCACCTCTTGGGTTTGTTTCTGTTATTTCTGCCATGTTTATGTGACTCCATAATGGGTGGTCACCCTGTTGTTAATGTTATTTACTTTGTGTGTTATCTAATAATCCATTGCCAAGACCTATTGGAAATCCAGCAGAAAACATATTGCTGCCAAATTTCTTAAATAATTCTAAGCGTTCTTCTGGTGTTGAGTATTCGTAAATATCTTTAATTCCTTGCTTAGACAAAATGTCTTTAGCTTTTTTAGGTGTATCTTTAGGAATAATTGCACCTTTAAACTCACCAATGCTTACTGCTCTTTGTGGCTTAACTTCAAAATACTCTGTAGGCATTTTTTTAAGACTATCAAAATAAGTTTGTATGTCTGCCTTTAAAGAATCAGGTACATTTGTATATTGGTCTTTTAATACACTAAAGTTTTTATTCTCTGCTATATCTAACATTGCATCATTAGCATCATAAGATGGATTAATCTCTCTTAATCTTGATAACAAGTTATTATAACCTTCATCAAATTTATCTTTAATTGGTGCAAAGTCTTTATTAGATACTAGTCTTTCTCTGCTAGACGTAATTTCTTTTAAGTTTTTAAATTTAGGTGTGACTAAAGCCCTAATGTTTCCTACGCCATAATTCCATCCTTCAGAACTAGCGCCACCTTTCATTTGTTTAACTATATTTTCCAATGTAACTGGAGAGTATTTTCTATTTCCAGACTCAGTATATCCTTTAAACAATCTTTCTTTTACATTTACACCTAAACTAGGCAAATTAGATTCTAAATTATCTAACCATGCAGAATACTCGCTATTGCTTTCTTTAGTTAAATTGTCAATTGCATTATTATATTTATAATCATCTTCAAATAATGCCCTATCTGGCAATAAGTTATTTTCTTTTAAAAATTTAGCTTTTAATAATTTATTATCTGCTCTATATTTATAGTCTTGAATTAAGCTAGCAAACTTGGAATTACCACTTGGAACTATATCTATTACATCACCAAGCAATCCTTTTAAATTATTTTCGCTTTTATAGTCTATATTATAGTCAATAGATGGCGCACGTTTTGTATATGCGTCAGATTTATATACTGGATTTTTAGCAGATGGGATTGCCATTTCCTTAGAACCAATAAGAGATATATCCCCAAATCCAGAAATAGGATTATCTAACTTATTGATAGCCAATGATGGAACTGGCATACCACCTATTTTGTTTGCTGCAATTAACTTTTCAGGCGACAAATTATGTTGAACTAATAGTTCTTCCCCTGCTTTGACTCCTGGGACAAACTCAGACATATTAACACTTAATTCATTTGGAACAGCGTAAGACTTAAATTCTGGAACAATTTTCCCAAATACGCCAGAGCCTGTATCAACTTGTCTTAATGCTTCTTTGCCTAAATACTTAGCAGCGTTACCTGTAGCAACTGCAGTAGGCTTAATCATAGGAATCATGCTGGCTGCATCAATAAAGCGTTCATCAGGCAAACCATCACGCATCATTGGCTTACCTTGACTAAAGTCTTGTACTAATGACTGCGTACCAGTAAGACCAATTAAGTCAGCCATAGATTGACCGCCTACTAATGGCACTCTTTTGTCTATAGCATAGTAATCTAATGGTTGCTTGATTGCATTTAAGCCACTAGCAACGAATGAAGTTACTGGTTCAGGCTTATTTAATCCCATCATTGCTTGGAACTGTTCACGATTAATCGCCCCATTTGACATGAGGGGCTTGTTCATTACCTTTTTAACGTAATCGTTCCATGCCATAAATATCTACCAATGATGTATTGCGTTAATAACGAGTGTAATGTTAGCGATTACAGCTAATAGAATAATAAACCAATGGTCATTCATTACTTACCTTTGACTTTAGCAGCCTCAGATAGTGCAATGGCGATTGCTTGTTTGCGTGACTTAACGACCTTGCCACCCTTGCCGGAATGAAGCTCTTTGTCTTTCCACTCGCCCATAACCTTACCAATCTTTTCTGCTGCTTTATCTAATCGCATAATTAATCCTCGGTTTCAAAGTCTTTACGTTCCCATACAGAGCATAGACGGGAGTTATGGCAAATAAAGTCTAGCTTATGGCAATAGCCACGTTGGGCTTGACCATCGTATAGGTCGTATTTGTTTAATGGGATTTCTTCCATCATTTCAAACATGGATGGAGTATTTTCGTAGTATTCGCAGTTACCGCAGCGTTGACGTTTAGCTTCGTCTGGAGTGATTCTGAATGACTTGGCCATCTTTGACCAGTATTCTTTGTTAGGTAAGTCTGGGTTTAATGGCCCAAGAGAATAGTTCTTAATGGCATTTTCTGTGTTTGCGTCGTTTTCTTTAACAGATACGATACCTTCTTTAATGTCCAATAAGCCCATAACTATCCTTAAAAAAGTAGGAGGCTCTCGCAACTAGACTGCCTCGGAGTCTACCCTATCTCGTCAGAGGGGCTGTGATTGCTTTCTAGCGATGTACTGTCGCTGGAATAAAAAAGTAATGCAAAATTGCACTACTATAAATCTTTACGTGACTATATCATATCTCTTACTTTGCGTCAATATATCACCAATACGTGCTTTTGCTATGTCTAAATACTCTTGGCTAATCTCTATGCCAATAAAGTTTCGGTTTAATTGTTTAGCCATCTTGCCTGTTGTGCCACTACCAAGAAAACAATCCAATACAGTATCGCCTTCATCAGACCATGAAATAATATGGTCATGTGCTAGTTGCTCAGAAAATTGTGCTGGATGCAATGGGTTCATTTCAGTTTTAATTCGCCAAATGTTATACCTCATTCCATATTCAGAATTTACTTTTCTTGAGTTTTCTTTAAAACTTCCATCTGCTTGTCTTACGGTATTCTTACCCCAGCTACCAACTTTTCCTGCTTCAATGTTTTTTCTATCAATAATTGGATTAAATGTTTTAGGTTTACCTTTAGATAATATAAACATATATTCAAAAATTTGATGATAACGATTGTTTGATGGATTTGAAAAATTATGTTTTTGATAAATCATTGTGTCATGCAAGTTAAAACCACATTGCATAAAATACAATGCTTGCCTAAATGATGTGCCTGTTTCACTTCCATTAACAGTAGCATCGCCAACAATCCACACGACCACACCACCATCTTTAGTCACACGATATAACTTTTTAGCTATGCCTTCAAAGTCAAATTTAAATCCATTGTATGTGCGTAGATTATCATAAGGTGGGCTAGTAACAGTAAGGTCTATGCTGTTTGCATTCATATCCTTCATTACATCTAAGCAATCACCCAGTCTTAAATCAGTTGTCATCTTTAATGCTTCATCTTTAGTATCCAACATCTTCTCCTGCCGCACAAAATGCTAATCCAATGCATAAAAATGCAAACAATCCCCATCCACCAAAAAAATAAATTGATGCAATAAATATGACTACTATTGAGAACCCCCATGCCCAATCTAATGCTTCGTCTTTAGTCATGTTGTTCCTATTATTTAATGGTTTTTACTATATGTAGTCTGTAACAATCAGTTCATTATTACATACAAGCAATCTTGCTTATCACAGATTAAGGACTACTATCATGTGGACATCACCAGCAGCTACTGAAATGCGTTTTGGCTTTGAAGTTACTATGTACGTAATGAATAAATGATTTAACTAGCCAGTTAGGAGTTATCTTGACTGGCTAATCTTTTCAACTCAGCATTAGCGTAGAATAAAATCTTTTTAATGCCTCGTATCTCGTCACAATGTGATGCCTGTCCGTAACGATAGCACTCTCTAAATATCTCACCTATCTGTGCGTTCATATTCTTTGCGCTAATTAAGTCTTGCAACTCACTAGCATCTTTAGGCAACTCATAGTAGCTTGCGCTTGAACCATCGCTAGTAACTCTCATTACCAATCACTCGCTGACATTGTTGCACCACTTGTATAATTCTTTGGTGATTTCATGTTAGCTCGGTCTATTGCACGTTGAGTCATGTATAGATTGCTTAATTTTCTGTCATCAAAATTAATTACTCTAGCACCAGGTATTGTTGGTGTGTTTTCGCTAACTTTAGTTTTGTATTTCTTAGGTGACACGTACTCTAATGCATCCTCGTAGCTCATTAGCTTGGTAGTGACAAAGCTGTAATACTTACGTGTACCTGTGTCGTTAACAATAATGCTCTTCATAAAGCCTCTAGCCATTAAGCTCTTGATGGTGTTAGATGCAGTATTCTTGTCATCATCTAATTGTTGCTTCATGTCTGTTAAAGTCTTAGGCAATACGCAAAATTCTAGGTAGACGTTATATCTAGCAACCATCTCTTTTGCCATTCTATCTAGCTTTGCTTCTTGTTGTGCGTACGAATCCGCTAGTTTTTTATCTCTGTATGCTTGTTCTGCTGCCTTGGCTTCTTCTTGGGTCTTGTAGTCACCTATATGGATAATCTGACAGTCTGAATCCCTAGCTGTTACTACCCATGCATCTACTTTTTTACGAAAGACAATCATAATAAACCTTTCTCAATTAATCTTAACTGCGTTTCAATTACACCTTCTAGGTGCGATAACTTTAATTCATCTCTTGTGTGGTTAGTTCTTACTCTTCCATCTATAGCATCATGGCATCCAGAGCAACAATACGCACCGTGTAGGTCATTTACTTTCTGACCAGTACCATGTCCATACCTAATACCACTTAAATGCGCCAAAACGGTTGTTTCCGGATTACCGTTGCAGTAGCCAATAATTCTGACCGTGCAATTCTCGCCTTTAGCTGATTGTGTGATTTTACTCATTGAACACAAATCCAATCGTGCCAGCCCATATTTCAACATGACGTTGATAGTCTGCCATCTCTGCTGTAGATAATTTTGTCGTACTCTTAATTACTTCAATTGTTTCTCCATTGACTACAGACTGACTGCGTAAAAACTTCCATCCCATTAGTTCATGTACTTTGTCTGGTGACTCGCCAATATACTCACCAATCGCACCATACAGTTTCCATAGTCTAGCGTTTTGTTCTAAGTTACGTGTGTGTAACTTGATTGTTACGTTAGCAACATAACCCTGTGATAAATCTAGTGCCTTAATCTTTTCAAACAAGTAAGGCAGATTGCTTGTGCTGATATTAAAATTCTTAACTTCCATTTTTAAACATATCCTTTATTTTTTGTCTTGACTCCGTAGAAGTCGTGACTTTCACCGTTTCTATTTTATCTTGCTTTATTTCACCAGTTATTACCCTATTGCCATCTGTTGCACGAAACTTACCAGTAAAGCCAGCAGCCTTCATACGCTTAATCCATTCGTTACATGAAATCATTGTCACGTATTAAATTCCTTTAATACTTTTTCACACAGTCTTTTAACACGGTAAGCATTAACAATATCTTCATTTGTTTCAGATGGAAGTAACCCATAATCTTGGTTGCCATCTAATAATTGACCATATTCAAAAGCAATGTTTTCTAATGCCATCATTGCCATGTTTAATGTATCTTCAAGAATTTGTATTTTAAGTGATTCTTCTTCAGTCATTAAATACCGCCTTAATTAAAATGTCCATGTAAGCAGGAATCGTAAACTTTCCTGATTCATACTTGGCAATGCTATCTCTAGTCTTAAACAACTTAATGCCAAACTCTTTCTGTGATAAACCTGTTTTATTGCGTAGTTCTTTTAACTCTGTGTGTGTCATATATAACCCTATCTGTCGTTGATGATTTATTATATATCACGCTGTATAAAATATGCAACAATTACTTAGCTTTTCTTTTAGCTTGTTCAACCGTATTAAAGTAACCTAAGTTTTTATTGCGATGACTAAGACCGTACTTAACTCCTGTAGGTGAAAAGTATTTGGCTATAGTCCATGCACCAGAGCTTATATGGTACTTGTCCTGTTCAATCCATTTCATGCGTATTTCTCTTTTAGTTTAAGCACAGCATCGTGCAATGTAATGCGTGAGTTTGGTTCGTGCCATTGTTTTTTCCATCTGTATTTAGATACAAGCGAATTGCCTAGGTCAATCTCGTCATGGTCTACGTGAGATGTTAAAAATACAAATGACTGTTTTCCTGTTTCGTAACACATATCGCAAAGACGTTCTAAAGCAAGCTGCTGACCAAATGGCATTTGTGCATCAAGATATTTAGTTTCAATAAATATGTATAGCTTGTTGTTAAACTCCATAAAGGCATCTAAATCCATTGGAGTTATCTTGCCAAATGTCATATTGTCAAAATTGACAATGCTTCTCATGTGTTCACGATTGCGAATCATAGTTATCCCCTATAACTTTACGTGCTGCTTCTACTGAAGTTTCTGGGAAGTTTTGTGGGTTCTTTAAGATTCGTTTTGCCCAGGCATGATAGTCAGTCTTTGGCTTAATTCTTTCGTGAATAAATAAAGCTAGTTTGTCGGCGTGTGCTTTATTGTCTTCATGGCTTACTGGTGGTGGTAACGCTTTAAAGTCTTGGATGTTATTTGTTATGCAATGCTTTAAAAACTCATCACAATTAGGTGCATATTGATACTTAGCATTTAATCCAGCTTTAATACGTTCTGCGCTTACACCAGCAAGTTCTAATGCCCATGTAGCCTTTGCATTAGCAATTCCAACATCCTCACCTGCATCGTTTACTTGGCCAATCTTAAACTTGTCAAAGAAGTTATTACCAAAACGACCATGTAGTCGCATAAAGATACGTTCAACCCATTCTGCTGGTAAATTAAAAGTCTGCATTATTATCTCCAACTAATTTAATGTGTGCTGTTTGTTCTGCAATGTACTGTGGTTTAAATACTGATAAGGCTGCATTTAATATTGAGGCTTGCTTATCTTGTTTTAACCACGATGCTTCAAATCCAGTCCAACCTTTCTCACAACAAATAGTAATTGCCTTCTCTGGAGTAATACCTGCTAGTGATGCTTGCTTACATAATGAGTTATACATACGTTCCGTAAAAGGTGCTGCACGTTTACTTTTTCTAATAGCCTGATATTCAGTAAATAATTCCGCAGGAATTGGTGGTATAAATATATTCTCTGTTTCTACTCTTACTTTACTCTTACTCTTACTCTTCTCTGACGTAGCATCTTGATAGCACTCTGCTAGCGTGTCACTAGCACTAACAAAATATCCTTTTTCTATCAATGGCTTAATTGCTAACTGTATTTCTTTTTCAGTCATTCTAAATCTAAAAGCTAGCTTTTCTGGTGTTGCATCAAACTCACCATCCTCTTCACATGATGCTAGCAACCAAAGACATGGTGCTATCGCCCTGCTAGCAATAGGTAATGACCACCAATCAAAATCATCTAAAATATCACGATGTAATTTAATCCAAGGAGGGCTGCGATGTTTATAGTGCTGGAATTTTTCCCAATTTTTAGGCATTAGTTTCATTATTTTCTACCTTTACAGATGCTTCATTTTGGTTGATATAATGACCCTCAATAATCATATCCATTGGATAATCAAAATAATCACTATAGGCGTAATCTGACATAAAAATGTAAATGTCATATAAATCTTCATTTGTTAATTTAAAAAACTCTCTATTGTTTGCAACTCTTTTGTTAGAAAACTTTTTATGTAATTCTTTTTCAACTCCTATTGGATTTTCAACTTCCCAATGTGAAATTACCTGATAAGGTGTAGGTATTGATGTGTTAGATAAATCTGCAGCCCTTTGTCTAGGTGACCTGTCTGTGAATCCTATCTTATAAATGTCTGGCATAATTTCATTTGATAAAACATAAACAAAGCCGAAGTAAGCCATTTGTTTGCTCCATAAAAAAAGCCACTAGACAAAACCCTCCAGCTTTTTAGGCTGGTTGCAGGACACCGAGTAGGTGCAGGGCTTTGACTAATGGCTACTCTAAAAATCGCCTGCAAGCGATAAACTCCACTTTAAACTAACTTTATTATTCTTGCAAGTAGTTTATTATTGACGTTTTAGCGTCATCAAATCCAAAGCAAACTATAGTTTTATAGTTCATAGCATTGGCAGCAGCCATAAATTCTTTCTGACTATCTGATACTTTCCCTGTTTTTGCCTTCATCTCTATAAACATACCGTGCCATTCGCCTTTAGGTATCATTAAGAATAAGTCGCTGACTCCGGCAAGCACTCCCTCTGCTTTTAAATTAACTGCCGTGACTATATGCCTAGACCCACCATTAGGAATTGCCCATAGGTTAAGTTTAAACTTTGGATACTGCAATCTGAACCAGGTAATAAGCATGACCTGTTCTTGGTGTTCTGATATTTTCATAATTATTTTCAATAAATGTATAAATAATGCTTGACATGGCTATTTGCTGTTGATATTATACACACATCGCAGCAAATTATGCGATTAACTTAATAGAAACGGTAAGGAGAAATATAATGGACTATAACGCAGATTGGTACCCAGGTTGCACACTTGACCCAGACTGGCAAGACCGTGACAATCATTACGATAACGCAGAAGAACGTGTTTATGACCGTGTCACAGAAACCTTTCAATCATCAGCAAACGATGTATTTTCAATCGTACTAGACTACGCTGACCAAGAAGCTATTGCACAAACTCTCAAGGCAATGGTTATTGCATACGACAATTCCTTAAACGCAGGTAGAAAAGTAGACCGTGAACAAAGCGCACAAGATTTCGTTGTGTTTGCTAAGTCATTTGCTAACGTATGTATATCTGCTATTGAAAGCGAGGCAGAACAAAATGCGTGATTACAAAAACTACAAACCTAAAACAGACTTAACACCAGTTATTGAGGGCTTATGCT